CTTTAAGTATTGCGTACGTTCATCAAACTGCAAGTCCTTCTTAAGTGCGAGTACCTTCTCACGAGTATCTATCCACTCTTTCATTGTATACCATGATACGAGATCAAAGCCATAATTACCCATCGCATAAGAGAAGTATGTTTGTTGTGCTAGAGTTTGTTCAAGTGTGAATAGTGTATTAATACCTGTGTTTGAACCTTGTTCAAAATCTGTTACAGACATTACCTTTCTATAATCCATTACATCATAATCATATACATTCTGCCATAATGTAGCTGAATCTGAAACACCTTCTGATGTTAATGTACGTCGGATGTTGGGTTTGAAAGCGGAGAGGTTAGCTAATGAGTTATCAACTGCTGTAATTGACGATACAAGTGTGTGATCAAACAACTCACCCTCTTCAATACCATCTGCAAATGTAGCACTTAGTGCACTTGAACCTGCAAATACTGATGACAACACATCTGTCTTAGCTGAATATATAATATCTGGAGTCTCAAGATAAGCTTCTGCACTTGGTCCAAGTGGGTTTGTACCTGCTACTTGCTTTGCTGTTGTATCAAGATCTGTATTTGCAAGAGTATATAAAAGATCTAATCTAATACCTTTATTAGGCTCATATAGATTTGAATCAAATATCATATACTCTCGTGTATAACCAGCAAACTTTGTAAAATATTCAACACCGATTTGAATATTTTCATTAAGCTGATCAGAATGTATCTCTAGAGATACTAGTGGATACCCTAATGCTCGTTTAATTCTATCACCTAACCTACTATATGTTCCAATCTTATTATTAAGGTTGGTTGATAGAAAAGCAGATAGGGGTGTGATCTCACATGCAGAAGCCATACAATTATTTAATCCCCACTCTCAAAAAAGGTACCTAAAACTTATGGAATTTATATCTTAGTATATTAAATAATCATATGGCTTTTCATACAACTATAGTCCCTGCTCCAAGTGGTCAACCAGATGCTCGTTATACAGAAGCATATCTTGAAGACTTTATTAACACAACTGTTGTACCAGCAAGTGGTGCTACTATTGTACAGATTCTTGAAAATCGTGGATCTAATCTTATTATTGTCTGGGATGACAGTTTATAAGATATCAATTTGATATATCTACTCTAGTAGAATAAGTCGCCCGCGGGCGGCTTTTTTTTATTCTCCGACATCAGCTGCAGATACATCTGCTTCAATATCTGCTTCAATATCTGCTTCTACCTCATCTCCATCGAATGCAGGACCACCTCCGAATTCAGGTATGCCTCCATCACCACCACCACCAGCAACACCAGCTCCTTCACCACCTACTTCTGCCTCACCTGCTGCGCCGGCTGCAGCAGCCATCTGCTCTTTCCAAAGCGGACCTGCAGCTTGAATTTGTGCTAACTCCCACTGAATCTCAGCATCCTTACGAAGAAACTCTCGGTTAGCAAGAATGTCTCTATCCTTCCAACCAAGATACTTCTTCTGTGCATATGTAACTGAGATAAATTCATTACTTGCAAGAGTGTTAAAGTTTTCTGCCTTGAGATTAAGCTTCTGAGACTCACGCATCTCGAAGTAATTCGTAGGTGGGTTGAAGTTGATATCAATATTAGTCTCAGCCAAGTCCATATCACTCCACATGCCACGTAACTTAAGATGTGTAATAAATCCTCGCTTAACTGCTACTGCAAAGCGTTGTTGTTGACGAATGATAAACTTAGCAAACTTAAGCTCTTCACGAAGTATAGAAGCCGGATCAACTGTACGATCTTCTGGATCAATCCGCGTAGCAGGTACTTTAAGAGCTCTGTAGAGCTTCTTAATGAAGTACATAAGATCAGTTAACTCACCTAGGTTAGCACCACCTGGAAGCTGTTTAACATCAGTACCTTCAGAACCTTGTCGTTTAGCAAACCAGAATGCATCGAGCATTGACTGAGGATTGAACTTATTAACAACACTATTCTGATCATTATCAAAAGTTTTCTTTGACCAATAGTTCTGAATAAGCTTGCGGAGATATGCTTCAGCTTTCGGTGGAGCCATATTACCAACATCAACGTTGAATACGAGACGCTCTGGAGCTCTTACAAGTCTGTAGATGACAATCGCATCTTCAATAAGTGAGAGCTGACGATAAGGTCGACGAGCATTCTCAAGGAAAGGAATTACAAAATCTTTTGATTCATTATAAACTCCGGAGTTAGCATAAATCAGCTGATTTTGCTCCATTGGAATTAATTCTGTTTTTTCAACTTTTGTTGGATCTTGCTCTGAAAATATAGGCTTTTTATAGATAAAACCTTTAACAAGCATGTTATGGATATTATTATAAACAGGGTCAACAATCTCAGATGGTATGTTAATTAACCCAAGTACACCTTCTCTAGTATACTCTTCATGCAGAATTAATTCAAAGAAGACTTCACCTTCAACAAGTAGCTGACGAAAGTACTGATAGCCCTTTGATTTAAGATCAAAGTAGTCAATAAATGTATCAAACTCTGAATCGAGAACTTTTTTCTCATCAACTGTTAGGTCGATGTTTTGATAATTAATCGTTGATACTCGACCATTTTCATCTGTATTAACACATTCATCACAAATCTCATCAAGTGCATCTGATACTTCTGAGTATGCAGCCATTGTACGATAGTCCTGTAAGCGACTGCCTTTATCTTGATCGATAGATGCATACATTACACCTGCGAAAGATCCATCCTTATTAAAGTCACCAATCGGGATATTATTATAAGGGTTTGAAGATGTAACAGATGTCTGAGCTAATGCTTCTGCTCTTTGCGTTCCGCTTTTCGCAAAGTATTTATACTTTGGGTTAAGTTCGTCATCTTGCTGACTTGCATACGGCAATCTATTTGAGATATAGCTTACTAGATTTCTTCCGAAAGTAGCAGCTTTGCCGTTATTTGAGGGTGAGTAATTAGCCATCTTTAGTTATTTATTGTGCGTTAAAGTAGAAACCATCGATTTCTGCTGATGTCTTCCAGCCTGCCGGATTCTTAATTATAATGTCAAATTTACCAGAATCAAGCAATAACGGTAAAGTAATGTTAATGACTTCATCACTCAAAACAGTCCAGTTTGCAGCAGGTAATAGATAACCTGAAACTGTTCCTGTATATGTCGTACTTAGTGATGTAAATCCTGTTGTTAATGTACTATTTGAACTCAGTAATACAAACTCTGTTTCGTTATAATGTGATCCTAGTAAAGTATAACTGTTTGTATTATACGTATATGCTCCACTAGTAACAGTAACTGGACCATTAACCTCTAGTAATGAAGCAGATGTATTAAAGTATACATTTGTAATCTCTGGTATACCTGAAAGTGATATTGTATCAATATCATATCCAGCATCAGCTGATAGACTATCAAAGAATGCTTCATATTCTAGAGATGTTAAAGCTTGGTTAAAGCTATAAGTAGGTGATGTATTAATAAAGTTGTTTTCAATAAAGTATATTGGATTTGATGTTTCATTCTGATTTCTAAACAACCAACCTTTAATTGTAAATGAAGTATCTGCTATAATTCTAAACTTATCGCTATATGTGGTTTCAGTTGGTGTATTAAGATTAATGGTCTGATCCCAGAGTACCTCAGTTCTAATCTCAATAACATCACTATCAAGCGCATCTGATACAGGCTCTTTCCAGGCAAGAACAATATATGGATCAGCATATGGTATAAAGTTAGAAAGAATCTGCTCCATGTCTTGCATATATCTGCAAAGGATAGACATGTTAACTGTGAGGTTAACTGGTGTGGGTGTCCTTATAGAAGATGCACTATTAACACCAGAGGCGTTATCAAAGTTATGAAGCTTGTTAAATACTCTATCTGTATCATAAGAGACACTTGTAAGATTAACAGCTACAACAGGTAGTTGAAGATTTTGAGCCTTGTTAACTACATCATGCATTATACGTTGCTTTGGAGCAAACACATATCTTACTTCTACTTCCTGTTCTGGAGCTCCAGCTCTATTAAAGCGTTTGATCACAGTATCATCAAACGCAGCAACGAATTGTGTGAGAAGATCCTTGATCTCGAAATTGTACGTATAATTCTTCAAAGCTACTATTATTTAATTAAACAAACCGTTCTAAGAAGTATTTCGGCAACTTATGTCTAGCTCTTAATATAGCTTCAACAATAGTACCATCAAGTATATAGGTAATGCATTTATCTTTATTTGATCGTATACCTCGACCACATGACTGAATCAATGAGCACAACATTTTATTCTGATACCAATCAAAATCATTTTTCATCATCTTTGCGATCCTCACATCTTTAGTAGGTAAGAATGGTGCTTTAATAAGTATTTGAAACTTGGCAAGATCACCTTTCAAATCAACTCCATAAGACATTGAAGGTGAAACTAATACAGTTGGATCTTGACTTGCCATATGCTGCTCGAGGATGTCCTCATTTCTAACACCAGGCTCTCTATATAGAAATCTATCACCTGTAAGTATTTTTGAAAGCTTTGATGTAATATTATTATTTTGCGAATGGATGATTCCCTTATCATCCTTATGATACTCACAAATTTCAGCTACTTGCTTAATAACTCTCGGCAAGTACTTATCCATTGTATGATAATTTAACTTATACTTTGGATTACATATAATAGGAGCTTTCTTTGGATCAAATGATGACTCAGCTTCAACATACTTATAATCAGTTATACCGAGAGACTTACAGAAGTTAGTTGGATCAATAATAGTAGCAGACATTAATATAACTTTATCTGCATACTCAAACAATCTATGTGCTAATTTATCAACCTTAAGCGGCATAAAAGTAATACCGTCATGATCTCTCTCAAACACATACTCAGACTCTTGCCATGAATCAGCAACCTGATCAATCTTACTCTGCAAGTTCATCAACCTCTGCATACTAGTTGTAAGCTCGAGCATCGCTTTTTTATTATTTGACTTCTTTATATTTAGTATGTCTTTAATATCATCAATCTTATCTATAAGATCTACTTGCAACTCTGACAACCATTTAACAGCAGACATAGTTTGTGTAAGTATTCTTACATTAATATCCATCCTTGAGAGAAACTTATAATCAATTTTACATGTAAACTCTTTAACTAACTGATCTTCCAACTCAGAAGCTTCATCACAAATTAAGAATTGTCTCTTCTTAAGATGAGCTGGTAGAGCAAAGAACATGTTATAGTTGAGAGTATTAAACTGAGCAGTCAATGCTTTATTCCTCGCTTCATAATATGGACATTTGTTCTTTGCCCAGCAATCTGCTTTAAGACTTGATACACTCAAGCATGGTGCAACATCAACGGTCACCCTATCATCAACCGCACACTGATAGTTTGACTTACCCTTAACTACAGCTGCATCATCAAATAGTTCTTTATATTGATCTTGCAGTGCTTTGGTAATAGTTAGAGCCGTACATCCAAAGTGCGGCGATTCATCACAATCTTCTTGATGTTTATATCCAGTTTGACTTCTCTTATAAGCTGCATAAGATGTAACTAACTCTCTAAATTCATCAGGACTTTCATCAGCTACATTACCAAGTGTCTTAGATATAAAACTCTTACCACTACCAGTAGGAGCATTACAGACAACAAATTTGGTACCTGAATCAAAAGCTTCATCAATACTTTTAAGTAGCTTTACTTGTGATGAATTAGGCGTATAACCATCGGGGAAATTTTGTTGTAGTTTGCTTATCACTGTATTTATTGTAGGCTACTATACCTATAAATCAACTTCAGCTAACGGCATAATATAAACATTATTATCATACAGTTTAGATTTTTTAGTTGAATCTAACAACTTAACTTGAAGCTCAAGATCATCAAAGTTTAAAAACTCATCAACCTTATAACTCAGAGTAGTTCTATTACCAGATGTACCAATATTAAATGGGTATGGAATCTCATAAATACGTGTTCGAACCTCATCTTCAAGTGTGAGTCTCGCGTAGTGTTGTTTCATTTGAAAGATTCGTAACTTACCCTTTCGAATGATCTTTTTATCTGTACAAATTGCAACAGTTTGAAGTAAATATGGTTTAAGGTAATCTGAGAATTTTTCAATTGATACGTTCATGAGTTCATAAAGCTAAATTTTTGTGCTGGTGACATTGGATAAATGTTTTCATTAAAATACTCCCAAAAGTCATTAGCAGCAATATCTTGTATAAGATCACATGATGTCATGCTAATTGCTCTGTAGTTTTGCATTAGTATATCCCACACAACAATTAGGTTGTCTCTTGCTTCATTGACCTGAACTGGACCTGATGG